ACAACGCCTAACCTTACAAATGTAGACAAGACTTGTAATTGTTCTTCTTTGTCATCAATACTTTCTTTTAATCTGTTTAATACCCCTTTTTTGTTGTTTTCTTGGTTGTTTTTTTGGTTGTTGTTTTTGGTTTCTTCATTCATAAAAAAGATATGTATCCAAACTAAGATAAAGCAAATTGTGTTTTTCGTCAGTGCCTGAAACAACAGCTGCAATTATTGGTGCTATTGCAAGTATGATTTTAATGACTATTGGTAGTATCAATAGACGCAGAGAAAAAGATATTATTGAAATATTTAGAAGACTTATTCAATTAGAAAAAAACGTAGTAAAATTAGAAGAACAACTTAAACAACAAAGCCTCCCTTATGACCACAGGAGGCTTTGATGGGCTTTTGATGGGGACTCTTATTAAGCCAATTTCAACTTAACAACAATTATTTTTTTTGCAAACTAACAATGCATGGTTACAATCCTGAATGGAGAAAAGAAGATGAAGAACGTGTTTTAAGAATGGAACGCTTATACATTCTTGACGGTAGACACAGACCTGATCATAAACTTCATGGCGTTTATACTGGTCTAAATGATAAAGCAGATGAATTAGAAAACTATATAGCTGCCTAATTAACGCTATCCTGTTCATTAAATACATTTAAGGAACCTATGAAAGATAATAAAAAAGCCTTAGAAAGCCTTCATACAGCACTTGTACAAGAACTTTTAGATCGTATTAGAACAGGTGATGCTAAACCTTCTGATTTAAATGTTGCTAGACAGTTTTTAAAAGATAATGGTATTGAATGTATTCCTGTACCAGAATCACCTTTTGGTGATCTAATGGCATCTTTACCTGACTTAGAAGCTGTTCATCCTTTAGAAAGATAATTGCAACCTTTACCAGAGAAACTACAAGACTTTAGATACTTTCTAATTCTTACTTGGAGGCATTTAAATCTTCCTGATCCAACACCAGTACAACTAGAAATAGCTGAATACCTTCAACACGGACCTAGAAGAAAAATAATACAAGCTTTTAGAGGTGTAGGTAAATCTTGGATTACTTCTGCCTATGTAGTTTGGAAACTACGCATGGACCCACAACTAAAGTTCCTTGTGGTTTCAGCTTCTAAAGATAGAGCTGATAATTTCTCTACTTTTACAATGAGACTTATCACTGAAATGGATATCCTTGCTCCATTGCGTCCAGATGCCTCTCAGAGGAACAGTAAGATAAGTTTTGATGTAAGACCAGCAAGAGCTGATCATGCCCCTTCTGTGAAGTCTGTAGGGGTCTTAGGACAAATGGCCGGAAGTAGGGCTGATGAAGTTGTAGCAGATGACGTAGAAGTTCCTAATAACTCTTTTACTCAACCGATGAGAGACAAACTCTCTGAAGCTGTTAAAGAATTTGACGCAATCCTTAAACCTAATGGCAAAATTTGTTTCCTTGGTACTCCACAAACTGAACAATCCCTTTACCTAACACTAGAAGAACGTGGATATGAAACCTGCATTTGGCCTGCTAGATACCCAAATCTTAAAAACAATTATGGAGATAGACTTGCTCCTAAAGTTTATCAAAGGCTCCTAGATGAGCTTGTAAAGCCTAAAGATCCTGTTGACCCAGATAGATTTAACTCTATAGACCTAATGGAACGTGAAGCCTCTTATGGCCGTTCTGGGTTCTCTCTCCAGTTTATGCTGGATACCTCCTTATCTGACCAAGATAGATATCCTCTTAAACTTTCTGATCTAATAATTTCTTCTATTAACCCTGAACACGCTCCAGAAAAAGTTATATGGTCTAATTCTCCTGAATATTCCCTACCAGATCTTCCCTGTGTAGGTTTTAATGGAGATCGTTATTACAGACCTGCACAAGAGTTCGGAGATTGGATTGAATATACAGGCTCAGTTATGTCTATTGACCCCTCCGGTAAAGGTAAAGACGCTACTGGTTACGCAATTGTAAAAATGTTAAATGGAAACCTCTTTGTTTCTGATGCAGGTGGTCTTGTTGGTGGTTATGACGATTCTGTTCTTACTAAATTATCCAGATTAGCTAGAGATCACAAAGTTAATACCATCATCATTGAAGAAAACTTTGGTGGAGGTATGTTTGCTGAACTTCTTAAACCTGTTCTTTCTAAATTTCATCCCTGCCAAGTAGAAAACGTACGTAATAACAAAACTAAAGAGTTCAGAATTATTGACACCTTAGAACCTGTTATGAACTCTCACCGCCTAATTATTGACAGGAAAGTCGTAGAAAAAGACTACAGATCCAATACAAATGAAGCACCAGAAAGAAAACTAAAACTCCAACTCTTTTATCAAATGTCTCGCATAACACGTCACAAAGGCTCCTTAGTTCATGACGACATCCTAGATGCCCTCTCTGGTGCTGTCTCCTACTGGACTGATTACATGTCTGCTGATGAAGATCGCAATATTCAATCTAGAAAAGATGAACTCCTTAGACTTCACCTAGATGAATGGGGTTCTTCCATAAACAACACAATTACTCAAACAGCTATGGGGATGTCTATGGACCAAATTAAACAAACTGATCACTCCAATGCCTCTATGTTCTAATTAAGGTCACACATGATTTGACATTAAGGTCACACATACTTTTACTTAAGTACCCATTTACGAAGTAAACAACCCCAAAAAAAAGAAAAAAGAAAAGTAACAAAAGAAAAAAGAAAAGCCCCCCAAAGATCCCACAACAGCCTTCAAAGGTTTCTAACAAAAGAAGAAGCTGCTACAGATTCTTCCCTTTCTTCCTAACCAAATGACTCCTTATAACACTCCTATAACATCCCTTATGACCTCTTATAGATAACTCCTATAACGTCCCATAGGGATCATTCTGGGCGATCCCTTTGGGACTACCTTTCTCTCCCTTTTTACACCCCTTTGTTTTGACGCAAAAATTTCTAGGGGTATACGCATATATGAAACAAAAAAATCCCCCCTTTATGGTCAGTTTTTCTAGAAAAAAAAAGACCTTTTTACTGTATAAATCTTGCATAACTGCTTATAGAACAGTTACGCAAAGGCT